CGGTTGTTTTCTTCTAGAGCACTCCGGTCAGGAGCGTCTGGAAAGAGGCCTCAATTGATTTCTGAAGCCTTTCAAAACAATCGTCCCCTTCACAGGGAAACGTATCCTCTGTGCTGAAACCCCACCGTGGGGTAACCGCACGATGCTGCCGATATGATGGCCTATCGCTTTCGCGGAACACCATCTTGTATCGCCGAAGTCCTCCTGCTAAAAAGACCTTAAGAAGGGCAGGCTCGTTAAAGCTGCCATCACAAAACTTCTTGAGATCGTTGACCCACTGCCGAAACCTCTTTGGTTTTCCTTTGAGGTCGCAGCCAACCTCGTACAAAAGCCAAGGCTCTGTGGTGAAGCTACAGGGCTTAACTCTATACGGGAAGTACGTCCACAGTCCAGTGACGGGATCCGGTGGATCCAAAGGCATCGGTACTCTGATGCCGGGGTTACCGGTTCGTCGGGAGGAACAAGTGGAGCAACGCCGCCGACAATCTGAAGAATACAACTTAACGTACGCTTCAGAGGAATATCATGTCGAGCGGACCAGAGGGCCAACCGGTTAACAGGAGAATAAATCCTGGTCCGTAGTGTACTTTTTAAGATACACCCCACGGACGTTGACTCCGTCAAACCAGTCGGAGCCGCAGGATTCCCTAAACAAGCCGGCAGAGAAGCTCTTCTTTTCGTTAACAACCAACCCACATGCCGCTATGACGCGGCACAGGAGAGGATAGCAACAAGTCGGCACGACTATGTCGTCTCCGAAAACGCCCCATTGTCCCTCAACCCCAAGAACATCCAGGGTCGAACGGACTAGGGAAGCGAGTAAAAGCGTCTGCATTGGGAAAGTAAAACCGTTTCCCATCGTTGACATCATGTTGAGAGCAGTGGTTTGCTTTTTGGGCCTGCCACCACCCCCATCAGAGGGGACAACGAACTGAACTTGGCACGTCCGGAGTTTTTCCATCCACCGGACGACCGAGGGCGGGAAGAGGTACTTAACAAGACTCCGTGAGATGTAATCGGAGCATTGCTTCAGATCCACCGTTGCAAACACGCCCAACCTTGATCCCTGGCGGGCCAACTCAGCGTTTT